AACAATTGCGAGTATTGCGTCCTGCCAAGCATTGGAAAACGTCATCAACGCGCTGCCTGCCGAAACCGCGTCTGCTGCGTATCCAAATCTTCCGGTCGGAATGTTCATATAGAGCGCCGCAGACCCTAGGCTGGTTCCGTTAAACTCGTTTGCACCATCGGTGAACCAATAGCGCCTCCACAGAATGGTTTCCCCATCAGATGATGCGACCAAGCCGCCCCTTAACGCAACTCCACCACCAGACAGAAAGCCAGCAACATACCCGCTTCCACCGGATGCAATGGTTGTCTGTATCGCGCCAGACAGGACGCTAACCTGCGCCCCGTCAAATGCGCAGACCTCGCCGCCGTGCGTCGGGCTGATCCAATACAGAACGTTGTTAACCTCAATGACCGAATCAGGCCATTCGCAGCCGTAGTAGTCAGAAACAAGGCGAATCGCCCACGGATCAGCCGGATTGCCGGTTGATTCCAGCACGTAAACGCCGGACTTCTGGAACACAACAAACATGTCACGCAAGGTGCTGATTGCTGTCAGCGGCCCGCCCGTGTTGACGATGTCTTGGCTGAACGCGGTTGTGTCAACCGTGTAGTCGAATTGCTCAGGATTACCGACGCCGGAAATCATGATTCGGTATGCCGAAGCGCTGACTACCGCAGCAGATGCCAGCGTATAGTTGGCAACAAGGTTGATACCGGCCATGTACTCGCCATTGACGGCGATTCGTGTCAGTTTCGGCGTACTAGCAACGTCAGCAAATGCGCCTGTAGTGCTCTTTTGCAGTAGGTCCGCACCGTTGACAGCGTAAATTTTGTCTCGGTACTGTGCGAAGCTGAATTTACCGTTTGTGTAGGCAACTCCACGGGAGATGTCTGCATTTCCGGGGTATCTAAACAGCTTATCAGCAATGCCAAATATGAATTGCTGATCTCCGCTCGCGTCAAAGTAAGCGAACCCGCGTGGCGTATATCCGACCCCTGTTGTCTCTACAATTTCCGTATTACTTGAGACAAAACTGGTCGGAGCCAATGCGCTAGTAAAGCCAATGCGTGTGGGCATAAGACCGGACACCATCGTCAGTGTTTCAGGGGTGCAGGGGTCGCCGGTGTTTTGCCAAGTGAGCATCAGAGCGTCCCCAAGTAAGTAATCATCTGCGCGCGCTGTGCGGGGCTGTGCGCAACGTCGTAGAGAATCAGCTCAACGACTTCGATGTTCGATGGGCTGGTGCCTGCTGATGATGCGGCGAGCGCAAACGTTGCCCATGAGTCACCAGCGGCCGCGCCTGTGGTCTCTGTGCCGTTGATGTTGATGGCTGAGACGCCGCCGCCTTGCACAAATCCCAAGCTGGCAAAAGCACCTACCGCTGCATTTCCGTTGGTGGCATATGGCGCGGCGTCACTGTCAAGAAGAGCGATGTTCGGTGAGCTTGCTGACTGAATCAGGCGAGGAAGTGAGCTACTGACGACGCGAGCGCTTGCGGCCCACGCAACCTGCTTGAACCGCAAGTAAATCGAGCAAGTGACCGCTAATCCGCTAGCCGCAATCGTCCCGTACTGCGTCGTACCGTTGAACGTGACAGAGGTCGCTCCAATGGTCGGAGAACCAACCAGCGTCATGTTTCGCGCATTACCTGAAGCATCAGGCCATGTCACGCCCGAGGCCGTGCCCTTGCGTAGCCAGACTTGGCGATTGGCGGTGGCGGGTGCCGCCGCCCCGCCGTAAATGCCGCGCCAGATGTCAACAGCTATGCCGAGCATTTAGTAAAGCGCCACGATGTCAGTCGCGGTCGTTCCCGTGCTTAGTACTCGGTCAACTTGAATCGGAAGCACTTGACCAGCCGCGCATCCCTTGAACACAACAGATGTCGTGCCGCCTTTCATGTACACGGCGACGTTACCGGCCACCCCGATAAACAACGCTTTGACCGAGCTTGCAAGTACAGTGCTGTCGCTAGGAGTTACCGCGATAGCGCCGGGTGCTGGATTAGCATTCATGTTTGTCCTAATCGTGCGGGTCAATGCGACCCGTTAATGAGCGCGCGTCGTACTCGCGACGAAGCGATTTAAAAGAAAGTTCGGCAGCTTGTTGAGCCAGTTGCGCGGCCTGCGGGTCACGCAAGACGTTTGCGCACAAATCAGCTTTTGCCGTGTTGCGGATCAGCGTTTCGCCTTGGTTTGTCCAAGCGTTTGTATCCGAGTCGGACGACAGCACGGGGAGAATTTCGCCGTGGTAGTACATCGTGATTGTGTAGACGGCGTTCGGCGCTGGATACAGCCTCAACGTGTCGCCGTACCATGTGTAATAGGACGGAACGCCGCGCGTTGCCGGGTTGGATGCATTCATGTCGGCGTACTCGGACGCCGTTACCTCGTCCATCCGACAGCGCGAACCACTGTAAACAATGGTCATTTCATCGATTTCGATGATGCCGTCAGTAAGCCCGGTTGCCGTTGTGTAATCCGTGGTTCCCGCTACGGTCGTCAACGTGGTTGACAGCTCATTGAAGCGGAAACGGTAGTTCTTCCAGCCCTTGATTGCGTCAAGAATGGCCGTCTTTGTGCGCGCAACAGAAGCGCCGCCCACGATCAATTCAGCGCGGCCCAATTCATCGCCGATGCGGTTCTGCATATCAGCGTAGGTCGCCATCTTTTTCTTTCGGCTTGCGCTTCTTGAGTGTCAGGATTTCCCGCTTGGGTTCGGGCAACAAAATGGGCGCACGAAGCGCCCACTTTGCCCTACGCCGACATGGTTCACATGTAGACGACATACGCCTCAGAGCCTGACACAACGCCCGTTAAGCGGATGTAGACATCTTTGGATGAGTTCTGCGGAATCACGCGAGACGCAGTGGTCTGGTTGGTATCAAAAGCACCCCCCGTACCAGCGCCAATCGTGAGTGTTTCCGCAGCGTCCGAGCCGTTTACGATGTAGCAACGCACCACATCCCCGATACGGGGACGATCCATCGCCGCAACCAACAGCGCAGCCGTAGGCAGAACATCCGAGCGACCAGCGCCAGCGCAGTCACGTACGATGATGCCGCCGAGAACCTCAGCGGCGGTGTACGTGCGAGCGCCAGCGGTCGCGTCTGATGTTGCAGTAGCGCGCGTAATAAGACTATCTACTACGACGGTCTGATCGCGCGTTCTGTCCCTTTTTCCTGTAGGCATGATGCCTCCTAGATATTCGGGATGTAGGCGATTACGACAACGCCAGCACCCGTGGTCGGCGCGGTGCCGGTAAGAGCCAGCGTTGCCGTCAGCGTTGTTGCCGAGGACACGTACCACGCATTGACGTTCGTTGCCGTAGCAGCCTCATCAATGGCGACAAATGCCTTTGTTCCGAGCGCCAGATCGGTTGCGTACAGGTCATCATCAGCCGTGGTGCCAATGTCAAGCACGTTGGTCGTGCCTGCATTGAACACCGTGGTGATGTAGACGCCCGAAAGCGCCTGAATGATCTGCGAACCAGCCGGAATCGCGCCCAAGGTATAAACCTTGCCAACGCCATCCGCATAGCTGATGTTGGTACGCAGAAAGTGAATTTGCTGCGTGTGAAATTGACGTTCAAGACTCATGGTTTACTCCTTAGTGAGCCGCAGCGTAGGTCGGGACAACGATGGTTCCGAAGTCCTCAGAGTTGAACTGAGTTTTCTTCATGCCAAAGATCATCCCGGCAGACACGCCGAGTTGGTTTTCGTAGTCAAAGAGTTCTTCCACCCACGACATGTTGTCGCCGGTTCCGTCTTGACCGTAAGCAATCACGCCAGCCTGAGCGCCGCAGAAAACTGCACGACGGGCCGTAGTTACAGCCGTGCCATTCGATGCGTTCACGCCCTGCGTTACGCGCGAGTTTGCAAACAGAATGACGCCGTTGTATTCACCGAGCGCGTTGGTGTAGATCGCATTGCCTTCGGTCTTGCCGCCTTGCAGCGCAGCCTTGGTAATGTCGAGCCATTGGCCTTCGCTGGTGTTGGTGCGCATGTCATACACCTGATAGGGGTGCAGGAACATGACGTACTTTTCCTTGCCGTTGACACGGATAGGCCGCACGGTCGGGGACACGGTCTGCGCCATTTCCACGCATGCATCAATCAAGTTCAGATTGAAGATGTTGGTAGACGTCAGCGAGTTGTCATTAGCAACGCCACCAGCGCGCTTGATGCGGTTGGTAGTAGGCGCCAGCGTTGCAACGTTGCCGGTGTAGCGCGTGTCGGTTTGCGTGGTGTAGCCACACAGTTGATTGAAGAAAGATGTGTCGAGACGGTTTGTCCACCAGTCTTGCAGGCCCTGTTTTGCCTCGTCACGTACAGGGAACGTAACGCGCTTTTCAGACATCTTGCCCGAGCTGCGAACAGCGTGGCGAAGCTGATTGATCGTTACCGAATCGCTGTAAGTCGTGAGACTTTCTTCATTGCCTTCAAGAGTGCCGTCTTCAAGCACGCCATCGCCGGACAACTGCATGCGCAAGCCGAACGTGACCTTGTCGCCAGCGCCCTTGCTGGTTTCATCTTTCACCTGAATCAGTGACGATGCAGATTTGCCGATGAATTGTTGATAGGAAGTGTCTTTGAGCGCGTCAACGAAGAGCTTTTTGCTCCACAGCTTGACGGCAAGGGCGTCATTTACGCCCCATGAACTAAGTGCCATGATTTACTCCGAAAAAATGAATGGATTGATTGCGAGCCGTATCGCTGTGGCTCTAGCGTTCAAGTCCGCTGTTTTTCGTGAGTCGGTCACGCGTAAATTTGCGCCGTTGACTGAGGCGCGCCAGCAAGTAAGGAGAAGGGAGGCTAGCCGCCTGCTACCTTTTCCCATCCGTGTTTCTGTACGTATGCGTCGAACTCTTCATTCGACATCTTGGCGAGAGCGTCAACGGTTAAACCGCCGCCCGCTTTCGCTCCGCCGCCGCTCAAAGACTTTGACGCCTCCAAGCCTTTCTGTGTGTTCTGTAGCTGTTGCTGTGCGTTCGGCTTCGGTTGATAGCCGAGCGACTTTGCATATTCGTAACCAGCTTGAGCCGGGTTGCCGCCTTGCCGCGCAATGTTCATTGCAAGGTGCGCAGCTTCACGCTGAACCTCTTGCCATGCCTGCTGATCGTTGTAGCCAAGCACTTGCAACTGTTTGACGCGGTTTTCCTTGGCGAAGTTGATCGCGTCGAAGTAATCGGGCGTCTGCTTTGCAAAGGTCTGTTCGTGCGTCGTGACGTGCTGCTCAAACGCCTGTATTTGCTGCGCTTGCCATTGAGCCTGACGGTCGGCCTCTTGCTGTGCGCGGCTGGCCTGCATTTCATGCTGAATGCGAGCGTTCTGCAATGCAAGGAATCGAACAGGGTCTTCTTCCAGCGTAACTTGCGGCTGTTGCGGCTGATGGACTTGCGCCAGTTGCGCTAACCGCTGCTCAAGAATCGCATCACGTTGCGCGCGCTCCATACGGTCGCGCTGTAACTCTTGCTGGATTTCCTTGCGCCGCTGTCGCTCTTCATGCAACGCGTCGTAAGGAACCATCTTCTGAGGCTGTTCTGTAGCCTCTTTTTCCTGCACCGGCTCCGTTGTTTCTGGTGCCGTCAATCCGGGAATATCGTTCTCGGGAACGTCTGGCGTAGTTTCGCCTACTGCCATTGCGTCAGTATCAGACATAGTGTTTCCTTGTAGTGCCGCGTTGCCCGAAGGCTCACGCCATGCGGCTTAGGCGCTAGTGGATCGGCTGTTGCGCCGGAACCTTTGGTGCATGCGCGGCCCTGATTTGCTCCATCAGGATGTCGGCTTGCAACTGTGCGTTTTGTGTAACCAATTCTGTTTGCTGTTCAAGGCCAGCGCGGTATTGTTCTTGGATGATTTCGCTATTAGCGCGAATCTTCTCTTGCTCAATGTCGGACTGAGCCTGCATGCCGATCTGCTGCATCTTTCCTTGCTGTCGCATCTGCTCAAGCTGCATGATTTGATTCAACTGCATTTGCAGCTTCTGCATGTCAGCCTGCATCTTCATCTGTGCTTGCTGCATATCGGCCTGCGCCTTCATCTGAATCGGGTTCGGAGGCGGGTTCTTCTTCGCCTCTTCCATCGATTTCTGAATCGAAGCAATGAACGCTTCAGGCAATGGCAAGTATTTGATGGTGTCAGGCGGAGGCTGAACGCCAGCGGCCTGCAACAGCGGGAACATCTCTTTCAGCACGGCAAAAGTGCGCTCTTTGTTGTTAGGCGATGTCGGAGCCTCGTCAACAATGACGTCGTATTCCATCGTGTTTGGGTCACGTAGCAGCGGGATGTACTGCTCTAGTCCATCCTTGCCCACGATGCGGATCAGACGACCATCAGACAGGTATTCCTGAATGAAGTTAGCCAAGACGCGGCCTTGCATCTTGCGATAGCGTCGCAACGAGTCAAACAGTGGGGCAAGAATGGTCAGTGTGGCCTGTTTGCGCTGTGCTTCAAGGTAGCCCGCCTGTTCACGGCCCACCATGCCGAGCGTTTCAAGGTTGACGCCTGATACAGCATCCAGCGACTGGACGCTAAAGTCCATCATTTGCTGCATTGCAATCGGAAACTCAGGTGCAGGCTTAGGCTGTACCTTGCCAGCGCTCAATGCGCCCTCGTTGAACTCAACGATTGACGCGGTTTCCGCCCACTGCTTCTCAAGGTTGCGTGGATTAGCCGCCGCACCAGATTCAACCATCAGCCCGCCTTTAGCGCCTGACCGGATGATGAACTCCATCTGCGAGAAGGTCTTGTTGCTGAACTTCTGCGGGTCAATCATCGCCTTGACGATGCCGTACCACGTCTTGCGGGTGCGGTCGCGCATCCCGGTAATCGCTTGGAAAGTAAAGTCCTTCTGACTCGGAGCCATGCCCGTTTCAAGCTCTACGTGGTTACAGACAAACGTGCGCTTGTAGACGCGACGGTTGAGCTTTGCGGACTGTAGCGGCATGAGCATCGTTTTCATACGCTCTTGCAGTACAGGGAAGTCGTCTTCACTGACCTCTTGAATCTGCTGCGTGATCGGGTCAAGCACCTTGTAATAGCACTCAACCTCATACCACTGGTGATGCAGAACTTCTACTTCCTGCTCATCAGCAATCGCTGACCGTTCGCCCTGATAGAACTTGTTCGGGTCAACAATGCGGACATCAGCGTCTTCCAGCGCGGACGAATCTAGCCCCGTGCTGGCCGTGAGTTCATCGGCCTTTTCCGGCCAACGCTCTTTCACATCTTCCAACTTCATCTTTCCGACGTGAATCTGCCACTTACGATCCGCTAAGTTGCGCTTCTGCGCAGAGTCGTCCCAATGCATCATGAGCGGGTCAACTCGGTCTATGCAAACCTTGCCTTCCGGGTCTTGCTCGTAGTCCATGCGGGTTTCAGTCCAGCCCATGCCACAGACAATCGTGTCGAAGAAGGCATCTGATTCCTCGTCTTCTGCGTCGCACTGGTCACGCGCCCATTCAGCAGCATTGGTAAGCAGTTCATTAACGCCAGCAACGCCCACTGTACGGGGCATGTAGCGTACTTCCTGGCGCTGCCCTACCTCGTTACCAGCGATAGAC